GTCTAAGGCAGAACATAGAGGTATATGTATGGGATTAGACTTATTAATGAATCACTTAGAGGAGGTTTATAGTGAGCAACGCAAATAAAGTTGAATGGTTAGACGGAACTAAACCCAAGAAGATAGAAGCTAGATATAGTGCATATCTTAGTTGGGATTTAGATGATTACAATATTGATTGGGACGATATAGACGACTACGATATATGTAGAGGAGAGTTGGTGATAACTTTTAAAGATGGAACTAAGAAAGTTATGGATAATTTTCAAGAGTTATCAGTAGATACTAAGCATGGACTAGAAGAAATACTTATCCTTGATGAAGACTGGAATCAAGTGGAGGGATTGAACTAATGAACAAGTCATATAGTTGGCAAGAGATAGCTAACATGCCTTTATGTTGCATATGCTGTGGCAGTAGGAATGTAAGTGTGGAAGATAATTTATGTTTAGACTGTGATTCAGATGAAGGATTGTGGGCAGACGAAAGAACAAATGAGGAGGTAGCTAATGGCTAAAATAAAAGCAGAAATAGAATGGATTGAGAGAACTAAAAGATATGTGACTGTAGAAGTTAACTCTATTGAGGAACTTTCACATTTAAAAAATATAGATAATTATTCTTTTGATTTGCTTGGAACAGGCAAAGAAGATTGGATAAAGCTAGAAGATGACAGTATAAAATATAAGGAGGCCTCTAATGATTAGTACCCTCTTCTGGATATTGATAGGCTATCTAGTTATAGGTAGCATTATGTTAATTTCATACGCTTATCACAAGGGCTATTTCGATTAAATCCCCGACACCCCGACTACTTAGATCCCGACGATTTGTTCTCTAAAATATTAGACCCCGACGAGTTCTCTATAGCTTTGGTCCCGAGCAATTGCTGTAATCTTCTTTCTACTTCATCCCGACTCATCTGGTCAATCTTGCCGTGCAATACTTCCCGACGATCTACAATTAGACCCCCGACTTTCAAGAGTAATCCTTGTGCCTGGATTGCAGCATTATATGCCCCCGACCCCCATGCATCATCCCGAAGTTTATATAAATCTTCTACAGCTTTATCATGTGTAAGCTCGAACTTCTTCTTAGCCTCTGACATTAATCTTTGATACTCAGCCCGAACATGATTATATCTCTTACCTTCATGCATGTATCTGCCGACTACAATAGGATTCTTATATCCTGCTTTCTTGGCTGCTTCGGCCCATGTAAGTTGTGGATCATTAACAGCATTCCAAACTAATAGTCTTTGACGTTTAGTTAGATTCTTTTCATCTTGATTAACATACTCAATGGGCATGTCATCTACATCTTCTAATGTCTTCTCTACTTTAATGCTTTTTCGTATGTTGTTGTTGTTTGGCATTTAACAGTCTAGCTCCTGGATATTTCTTTACAAATCTTACTACATCTTCAGATTCTAGTAAATCTACTAGATATTGAGGTAGCTTATCTCTTAATTCTTTCTTCAATCTTGTTTTTAGTTTTGTCATAGCATTTTTAGTTTTGTCACACTTTTGTCAGACATTCCATGACAAAAGTAAGATCCCTGTATCTAAGGGCTATACAGAGTAATATATATAGTTAAATAAGAGTATATATATAGTTTTGTCATATATTATTATACTCCCCCTTTCTTATTACTCATACCACGTCGAACAATTCCGACCTTTTACCCACTTAGCCACAAACCCTGACAAAACTGACAAAACGCCAAAACCAGGCCCAGTAAGGGTTTCAAGCCAATAGTTTTGTCATTCAGGATCGTCGTCTGTGACAAAACCCTTAGAAAAGATTGATTGCTTCTTAATTCCGAAACAATTATAAAGTACATCATCTATAACTTCGACTCCTTGTTCTGGAGAGTCAGAGTAACTTAATAACTCACATACTCCATAAGTAAAAATTAAACTCGCAGTCTCTCGGGGTGAGGCCCCTCTATTTGAAAAATCCTCGAATAGATTATCCAGGCGCTCCTTAGCTTCTATATGTGTAGGGGCGGGACGCTTAGATGCGAAGTCAATGATCTTTAGATGTGACATTCATTTAGTATAGCAAATAGTGGGGCTTTGTGTCGTAAACCAGGCCCCAAAGTTTATACAAGACGACTGCGTTATAATTGTTTATACAAGCCAAACGACTGCCTGTTCGCGATTATTCTCTATGATTATAGTATTGCGTTTCAGTATGTTCTCTCCAGGCCTGCTCTAAATGAGGCTCATGGTCCAACAAAAAGTTATCAGAGACTTCTCTTAGTTTCTTCATACCGTCGCAGAACTGTTTAAAGTCCTCGCAACCTTCATGCAAAACTTCTTCAGCAGCAATGTCCGCATCTATTAATAAATCTTTTAGCTTACTCATTATGATGCCTTCTTTGATTTGTTAATCTTATACTCAGCATCATCTATAGCATTTTTTAAAATAGCCACAAGTTCCTTCTCAAAGCCTTCAGCTTTAAACAAAAGACCAATAGCTAAGTTATTTGCTAATAGATAAGAACCCAACATTGGGTCCATTGTTTTAGTATCTTTATCAACAATGCAATCCTTAGCGTAAGTCCCTAAAGTTTTTATTGCCAAACTAAATGCTAGGTCGTTGTTATAATCTATATCTTTCTCTGTACTCTTATCCATATTTTTCTCCATAAAATAAATATACATTTAGTATAATGATATATGTAGACATGTCAAACAATTTACTATATTATTTAATATTAACTTTTGGAGAAGTAAATGAAAAAAGACGAAATGAATTGGATAGATGAACTAGTAGATAACAGTATGGCCCTTGCTTTGGATATGACTAGGCGTAACAACCAAGCTATAGCCAAGTCAGCCTTTAAACCAAAGGGTTCTACTAATTTTAACAATGACCTTCTGGCTGTGAAGAGACTACAGGCGTTTGTTGAGTATATATATGCTCATCAACCTAGTATGTTTGAGAGTGCTTATAGGTTTGCATCTGAGTCAGTTGTAGACAATGAGTAATAAAATAAGATTCTACCCATTTAAGTCTGAACAAGACAAACATGGGGTTAGGTTTATACCCTACGACGCAACTAAATTTGAGCTAAGGGCAGTAGAAGATAACTTTAATACTACTGCTGTCTTTAATCAGTTGAAGGTCAATACTGAGGGCTACGTGCCTACTTATAATTCTGATAAAACTTATACAGAGAACTTACAGGATTTGCAGGCTAAATTAGGATACTGGCCCGCACCTTTATCTCATAAGTTAGTTTATGAAGATATACCTATAGAGTATGATGATGAATGGACCGAAGAAACGTCCCAACCAAATTTTAAACACCGTTGGGAAATGGATGAACATAAAGATTCTTATTTTCCACCTAAAGATGACGAGGTGCCATTCTGATGACTGATGTAACAAAACTTAAAAAGAAGATAGCCAAGCACGAAGAAGAAATTAAGTGGCTAAAACAAATGCTAAAACAAAGCGAAGACAATCTATTTTGTACTAAAGCAGAGCTTGAGGAGAAACAAAGTGACTAGATTTAATGGTAAAGGCAGTAGGCCAAGACCCTATGACAGGAATAAGTTTAACGAATCGTTTGACCGCATCTTTAAAAACAAAAACAAATCAATTACTGAACTTAAGAATGTAACTGAAGAAAAGAAGGAGAAAAAGAAATGGAAGGAATAACCGAACTAAAAGAGTATCCGTTTGAAGTAAGAGGCGAAGCTCTTATTTATGCAGATATACCTAACGAGACATATCATTCTGAGGTAGGCATAAGCAGTAGCACTTTGCGTAAGTTTGGCCATTCTCAATTGCATGCAGTTAATGAAGTTCAAAAGACTACAGACGCCATGAACTTTGGCACTGCTGCTCACTATATGTTAGTAGAGGGTGAAGCTGTATATAACCAGGAGGTAGCTGTATTAATGGGTTCTCCTTATACCAAAATATATAAAGAGAACAAAGCAGATATGTTAGAGCGATACAATTGTGTTATTAAAGATGCAGAGAATACTCATATCAAAGGTATGAAGGCCAACATCATTGACGAGGCTAACATGTATCTACAAGCAGACGGCAAATTGCCAGAAGCTAGTTTTTTCTGGTATGAAGATAAAGTCCTTTGCAAATGCAGGCCAGATTTAATATGTCCGCCTTTCAAAGATTTATATAAGCCTGGTGAGATATATGTTGTTGACTATAAGACAACCAAGTCATGCGACCCTAAAGAGTTTGCTGATTCAGTAAAACACTGGGGCTATGACATGCAAGCGGCCTGGTATCGTAGAGGTATGCAAAAAGCTGGATACGTTGTTAAAGAGTTTGCCTTTGTTGCACAAGAAAAGCTACCACCTTATGCCAGTAAGGTATTTGTTATTACAGATGAGCAAATGGATAAAGCCTGGAATCGTATGGAAGTATTTCTAGATAGCTACAATAAATACCTAGCAGATGGCCAAACAAGTATTTATAATTCAGATAGCATTGTTACTTTAGATTTAGAAGATTAAATGAAATACCTATCTGAACTATTAAATAGATTTTTAGAATGGTCCTTTCAAAGGACAGAAGATAGGTTGTCTAGGAAAAATAAATGAATGACCCAGTAAATCCAAATCATTATAAAGACGGCGATATAGAATGTATTGACGCCATTGAATCTAGTATGACACCAGACGGATTTGCCGCTTATTGTAAGGGCAACATACTTAAATACATCTGGCGATACGAAAAGAAAGATGCACTAATTGGCCTAAAAAAAGCCAGGTGGTATTTAAATAGATTGAT